TTGTAGGATTTAAGCTTGTTAATATGTTAGGCTCTAGTGTTTCTTTCCAGACTTCATCATCTGTAAATCTTACATAATAATCATCTTGAGCTTTCTGATTATCTCCTGATACTTTTATGACATAACCTACTGGAGCTTCTACAGGTAATTTTTTAAAGTCAGGTGTCTCATCTTTGAATACTAATAAATGTTGACCACCATGAGAGTCACCTACTTCTACTTGGAAGTCTGTACTATTTGTAGATTGTATGTGTAATACGTTACCATAACGTGTAACTGTTAAACCTGATACAGCACTACCATTAGTTATGTTATCATAATAAGTACTACTAACACTAGTACCAGAAAATGTATTTAAATTAGTAGCTATTAAATCAGTAGCTGCTCCACGTTCTGCATTCTGTGTTAAAGATGTACTTGACTGAGTACTAGATTTAGTAGCAAATTGTACAGTTCTACTAGTACCACCTTTGGTTAATACTAAACGATAAGTTGAAGAATAGTCAGCTTGCTTAACATATACTAAAGCTTCTGGATTACGAGTAGTAGATGTTGTACTAGCTTTAGCTACGATTGTATTCTTGTTTACAATAAAGGTTGAGTCAGCAATAGACACTGCTGCTAATTCTTCATTAGGTTTAGTTAAACCACTTAAGTAAGATGCAGCATTGTTGGTTACTGTCTTAGACACACCATCTTTGTCAAACACCCTGATAGTACCTGCAGTATCTACTACCATAGAATAAAATTCATTCTCATCTCTACGTATAGTATGTATAAAAGCTTTATCTAAGTTAGAGATTGTACCTAAGTCAGCTATATGTGAACAGCTTGGACGTTTAGATAAACCTGTAACAACGTTAGATAAACCATTCTCTTGTACTTCTGCTTGAGTACTAAGTCTTAAAGATGGTGGCTGTTGAGATACACCATTAATTAGGTTTGGGATTGATTGACTGATAAGTGCCATTAGAGTGTTCTCCGTCCTTGTCTGTCAATGATAGCATATGTATCGTAGTTATCAAAGATGTTATGATCATCTGTAGCTTTGTCAAACTCTTTTAATTCCATCAATGCATTTTGTTCATCTCTTAATTGAAAGTCATGTAATGTACCTGAACCTACTACACGATCTTGGAAGACTCTTGTAGCACGTAGGGTGATATATCTTTTACATATCTCTGGTAAGTCATTAAATTCTAATTGCACTACTACGTCTAACTGTGCTGAAGCACCTATTACAAAAGTGTGATTTTTTCTATCATACATTCTTGTACCACGTTGTACTAAGTCAGGACTCTGTGCTGTCAGTGTAGCATCTGCTCTTAATATAGTACTAGGTAAAATAATTTCACCGTCTGTAGATTGAGCAAAGCTCTTATTTAATTCTGTGTTGAAGTGCCAACCCATAGATTGTACTTCTCTGTCTATTGTATTTAATATTGTCTCAGCTATCTCTGCTTCTATAAGTCCAGAATCTAGACTACTTACTGGTGCTTCTCCAATAGCAGATAACATTGTATTGACTGCATCTATCTGTGTTGTTCCTGCCATTACATTCTCCTATGCTTTCCACTTAACCTTATTAGCCCAATAAGCTGCAGATGTTTCACCTTTTTTAATATTCTTTTGGTGTCTACTTTTAAACGCATCACGTTGTTTTTTAGATTGATTAGTTTTTGCACCCTTTTCACCAAACCTAATTAACTTTGGTTTATCTTTAGTACCTATTAATACAGCATGAGACTTAGTACCTTTGGGAGAACTTTTAGGTATACGTAAACCCTGAAAGGTTTCTCCTGCATGTGTTATTGCCATTTAATACTCCAATAAATATAGAGAGAGGCTCTAGAAACCTCTCCCTGTTATTATAATTAAGCCTCAATTAGACCAATACAAGCAGCAGGACGTAGAACGTTATGTCCCATTGCATATTTAGCAACCATGAGTGTACCTTGTCTATTGATTTGGTACTCTGATTCCATACCTAAGTCAAGTAGCTTAACAGTAGCTACAGCTTCAGGTGTAAAGATAAAGCCTCTAAACTTAGCAGCAATAGCAACCATGTCTGCACCATCTACGTTAGCAGTTGGTAAGTCATAGTGAGTTGCTCTTCCTGATCCAGCAGTATTAGCTAGTGGAGCATTGTCAGAAGTCTTACCTTCTGCAGCATTACCAGTAGTAAAGTTCTGATATAAGTTAGCAACTTTAGCATGGTTAGACATAACGATAGGCATTCCTGCAATCATAGGAACAGTTGCTCCTGCAATGTTACCATTACCACCAAAGTCTTTATTCATATAAGTTAACTTAGAACCATCTGAAACGTCTAGTAATGCATAGTACTGATCTGGTGCAAGAGCTACACATGCAGAAGTATGATCAACATTCTTTATGTCAAACTCTTTCTTTGCATCAAAGATAGCTTTAGCTAGTTTAGCAGGGTCTATTGAATCTGCAGTCTGAGTACCAATAGTTACGTTATCAGTAAAATCTTCTTCAGTAAATGCTTTATAGTCTTGAACAAGACCTGCTGCTCTAGTAGCATTAGTAGATAATGCAGCTTTAACAAGCATTCTTGCAACGTTTCTATCAGCTTCGTTAGCTAACGCAATACCAGCTTCTTTAGAGTAGATGCTTCTTACGTCATAGTGATTGATAGCTTCGTCAATATTAGCAATGAATTGACTAGAGATAAGCAAGTCATCAATAGTTACAATTCTCTCACCTGCTCTGATATTACCACCAGTAATCTCATTTCCTGGGGTCAGGTATTCAGCAGTTGCTCTACCTGTCATAGGGAATGAAGCAGATTTACCCTTACTAATAGTACGAGTTCTTACTTTGTCCATTAGGACTTTCTTTTCTTCAAATGCAGTTAGGACTTCCCCAGCATATAGCTTGAGAAACAGGTCTCTAACGTCACCTGTATTATTATTTTGACCCTGAAAGCTTACGGTGTAAGCAGGGTTTGAAGCAGCTTGTGCCATTTTTTAATTACCTCTTAGTAGTTAAGTTGAGTTGAAATTACACTCAGCATGTCTACAATCTTTCTCCAAGAGTATCCTTCGCAAAGGGTCAGGGGTAATAGTTTGTCTTTATAGCTTAGTGTCTAGGAATGATCAGTTCCTTTTAAATACACAAAGTTAATCGTGCACTTAAAAGGAAGGGGGAACTTAATCCCCCAACCATAACAACAATATTAGAATAGACTAGATTTTGCTAACCTGTTAGCCACCTCTTGTCTATAGGCAGGATCAGTAGCATATCTAGGGTCACGCATAGCTGTAGTCATTTGAGCAGTGCTATCAAATTTCCCACCTGAAGGTTCAGAATTATTACTACCTTGAATAAGAGTAGGTTCTGCTTCAGAACGATAACGTGATACCATACCTTGAACAGCTAGACTAATCATATTAGTATCTTGCGTATTCATTGTTGCATTAAAAGCATCTATTTCACTTTCAGGTAAGTTGTCAGAAGCCCATTGAACCATCTGACCATACTGTTCTTCTCCCCCTGCTAGTGAATACATACTTTCTCTTGTGGAAGCAGCCAAAGCATCTTGCCCAGCTATCCACGAATCTACCAGAGGCTTAGAGAAACCTGCTTCATTAAGAGCAGTGTAAGCATCATCTGATAGTGTACCAGTTTCAGAGTATTCTTCTTGAAATACTGAGAAGTCTAGACCTTTACTGTCTAGTAGTTCAGCTACTTCAGAAGGGTTTTCAGAAGGGGTTTCCTGTACCTCTGATTCTGGGGGTTCTTTAGATTGACCAAGCTTTGACTCTAAAGATGAGTAAGCTTTAGCCATATCTTCTGCAGTTTTAAATTTCTCAGGAAGCCAATCTGGACGTGATTCATCCACAGGTGCTCCTCTTTCCCTATCAAGCATAGCTTGTTGATGCTCTGGGGATTCAGGTGCTTCTTCTTGAAAAGTATTAATTGAGTCTGCCATATATTATTATCCTTCTTCTACAGCAGCTTTCGCTAAATTAGGTGCAGCTCCTTGTGCCATACCAGCTACTGTTTGTTGTTCTAACATTGCTTGTTGTTGCTGTTGCATCATCATCTGTTCTTGTTGCTTCTGCTGTTCAGATTTAATTAAGCCAGAAGTATCAATACCTAGAGATGCTGCTAGTCTGTCTATGTAATCACCTACATTCATTTCACTAGCAATAATCTCTTGACCTAATGGCTGTAGATATTGCAAGAATGTAGCTAATTTATTTAAGTCTTGTCCACGACCTAATGCTTCAATACCTGTGACCACTGTAGGTTTGATGCTATCTTTAGGCATACGTGGCATTTTACCTTGCTTAGTTAATGACTCAAGCAGTAGGTTTATTAGTGGTAATTGAAACTCTTGTGATAGTATAGAGTATACACCACCTAAAGAAGTCTCAAGTTCCTGTGCCATAAAACGTATCTCTTCTGCTGTGACACGTTCAGCTTGTCTCTGTACACTAGTGTTCAATAAGAAAGCAGCACTTAATCTGTCGTTAATCATACGCATAGTTTCTAATGCTACACGAAAGTCACTAGCTTTTTGTACCTGTAGTGTAGATACATCATTAGTATCTCCAGTTAGGAATGCACCGTTAGGAGCTTTAGCTAGATTAGCTGTTTTTGTTGTACCATTAGGACGTACTAAGAATAAAACTTTAGCTGATGCAGCAGAGCCTTGAACAATAGATTGAGTTAAAGCTTCTAAACTACGTAAGTCACCTAAGTATTCTTCTATAAAACCACGACCATAATCTTCTCCATCAATACGAATAAATCGTAGTGGGATATAAGGGTTCTGATCTTTCTTAAACATACCTCTTGACTCAGGTACTTCTATACCTGCTACCTCTTGATATACTTCCCATCCTTTTTCAACCTTACACACCTTAGTATATAGGTCATAGTTCTTGACAGGTGAGTCTGACGGAGGCATAAGTTCTTTTACTGAATCAGGTAAGTTTAAAACATTAAGACTTTCTTTAGTAATAACTTCTAGTAAGTTACCCATTGTGTCACGTTTATTAACATAACGATCAGGTCTGTATACTTTCATACCACCTTCTTTAGGCATATATACTAGTGAGTTACCTGTTACTATGAGAAGCTTAAGGGCTTCAAAAGCTGGTACTCTGATAGCTTTAGATTCTATTTCTGCCATAGCTGCACGTTCAATACGTGCTAGTCCTTCTTCAACTTGTCCTCTATTATCACCTGCAATAGCTTGTAAATCAAAGTCATCTATTGTCAAACGAAAGAAAGGACTGTTAGGTGGTAGTAGTGCAAGTAATAATTTAGATGCTAAGTTATTTACACCTCTTGCTCCAATACCTTGATAAGGTGTAGGATATATAGATGAACTACTATGTCCTTCCTCTGGTAAAAGAGTAGGTATAGTTAGTTTAGCAGCTTCACGTCCTCTTTCAAGGAACGTATCTCGTTCACTTTCAAGTTGTCCATAACGTTTAGCTACGACTCCTGTTTCCATTTCCATATCTTAATCCTTATTCTATGAAGGGCTTTAGTTCTACTTTTTTCTTTTTATATTTACTGTCTGACACAGCTTCAGTAGGTTCAGGCTCTTCACCTTCAACCGTCATGTTAGTATTTTGGTCTATTTCATTAGAGTCTCTATTTGTAAGTTTCTTAACAAAACCTGTATTGTATGTCAAAGCTCCCATAAGCTAACCTTTAGGTATCTGTAAGCCAGAACTGTCACTTGCTGACTGTGTTGAATCAGCCATAGTCAAGTCTGTTCTCAAGGCTTTCTTGCCTGTCTTCTTTTTCTTTAATGTTGTGCTCTCTAAATCCGTATCGTCTAACTCTATGTCTGGAGTTTTACTTGCAGCTGTCACTGGACGAGCAGGAGTTGGCATAGGAGCAGGGGCTTTACTACCCCCTAATAATCCACCCATATTTTATTCCTCTATGTTGTAGTCTTGATTTTGTAATTCAACAAGCTTCTGTATGATAGACTGTTGTCCCCTGAGAAAACCTAGCTCTTCAGGGGTAACATGTTCTAACGGAAGTTTGTTAGGAAATAACATTTTTAAATGGTTAAGTAACGCATCTGTAATGTTAAAGTCGTTGCCTAGTAGTTTCATTTACGCAAACTTTCGCTAATGTTGTAACTTTAGATATCAACTATTTCACAACCATCAGCAGAACATGCTAAAGTTTGGCTACTAGTTGTTGTATCTTTCTTCTCATATAAGGATAAAGCAGACCAATCAATAGACTCAGGCATCTCATTAAGTAGTGCATAATACTTAGCTTCATCTATATCTTGATAGGGTGCTTGTGCATATGTATGATCACTATGAGGTAAGAAAGAAATACCAGAACATATGTCAAAGTTCTTATATACCCATGCTCCTACTTCCATCCACTCAGCATCTTTAACTGTAATAGTAACAGAAGGTTTATGCTCACACCATTCTAATGCATAGTGTTTCCATAACTCTAGCTGTTCTATAGCAGTCATAACATTACGAGTAACAGAACCAGTAGGTGATTTAGTAGGAAAGCTAAACACTGTAGTAGAGTCTGGCTTCATTACACATGGTTCAGCTGGGATACCACTGTCTTTTAAGAACATAGTAAGTGGGTCTTTGTTATCTCCACGTACAGTTCTAATGTAATAGTCACTATGTCTGGCATGAATACCAGAAGCACTATCAACTAACTGTGATACAGTACCAGAAGGTTTGACACAAGTAATAGCTGCTGATTGTGGTACACTTAACATCTCTGAGTATTCCTTATTAGTGTCTATAGCTACCTGCTTCATTTCTTTTAGCCATGTCTTACTATCTCTAGTCTTAGATAAAACCATGTTATCCATGATACCTGTTAAGGATACACCTAGTAATCTCTCTTCTTCTGTATTCTTCTGCCATATCTTACGGAGGTAAGGCATCTTAGTAAAGGCAGATTGTAATGTACCTAGTATGGTAGCTAGTCTTACCTTCTTCTTAAGACTTTCCTTATCATCTGTTTCACGTACAACAACTTCAGTTAGATTACAGAACTGATAAGGTCTTAGGATAATTTCTGAACAAGGATTAGTACCCCACTCATACCCTGTTTCCCTACGTCCATTCATCTTAACGTGATTGTCAGCTGCTATTCTTGAGAAGATACCTCTCTCACCTGACTTAGATTCTACAAGAGATAACCACTCTCTCATAAACCCTTCCATGTCAGGCTTATCTGTATAAGCTACAGAGTTATTAGCCAATGCACGTTGTCCTTCATTCTCCCACCATTGACCAGACTTAGCTTTAGCCATACGTCCATCACTTAGGTTGGACAAGCTGATCATAGCTGAACGTCTAACACCACCTACAACTACAACTTCACCAATCTTACACATGATATCATGGCACTCAATAGAGTTAAGCTTTCTACCTGCAGCACCCTTAAAGATTTCTACTACAAAGTTAAACAAGTCTATCAATGGTTGTGAACCACTAGCCCTACCACCAAACGTCTTGAGTCTAGCACCTGCAGGACGTACAGCAGACATATCCCACTTAGGTATGTCACCTGTATATAGGTGTGATAATAATTTATGTAAAGACTTTGCCCAACCTTCTTTACTATCTTCTACAAATACAACATCATTACTCTGAACCATCTCAGTAGGTATGTCAGGTAGCTTGGAGATTGACTGTCTCTCAACACTAAAGCCTACACCTGTACCACATAGTAAGATAAACATAGCCTCATCAAATGCACGTATGTGATCTACTGGTAGGTAGGAACAGTTGTATATACAAGTGTTATCTCTTTCAGCTGCAACACCTGCAGTCATCAAGGCTCTCATACTAGGCATTACTTGTAGATTAAGTATAGCTTCTTCTAGTTCTTTCCAGACTTCATTAGATAGTTTATTTGTACTACCCTTTAGGAAGGAGATGTATCTATCTACGGTTTCTCCCCATGTCTCTCTTCTATTCTCTTCTTCTAACCATCTAGCATATCTACTAGTAGCTATGAATGTCTGGTAGTCTGTTGGTAAATGATTACTTATCATCTGTTATCTCCGTTGCCTTGTATTGTTCCTCTTGCTTTACGATCAGCTAGTTTATCTAAGTTCATCTGAGCTATGTCTTCCATACTATAACCTATATCTCTAGCTATAGCAGCTATGTACCACAACACATCACCTAGTTCTTTAGCTAACCCTTCTCTTTCATTTACTATTTGTTTATTATCTCTAATAATTTTTTTGACTTTTTCTGCTACCTCTCCTGCCTCACCTGCTAGTCCAAGTGTAGGATATAATATAGAAAACTTACTATCATATATAGCTGTACTGTTTGCTTTCTTTTGATATGATTTAAAATCCATTACCAATTCTTCCCCTTAGTTTGTTCCATTAGTTCAATCATCTTAGTAAGATACCACTGTGCTTTCTTTGCATCTTGTATAGGATTACCTTTGGCAAACAGTCTAGTACTCAAGTACTTAATGACATTACCTTGACAGTAACTAACTGCTTCCCACTCACCCAGTGCATCTACGATATAGTCTATGGTTTCTATCTTACCTTTGTTGTAGTGAGGTGGATTGTTTACCATGTCTGCTTCATCTGCTTTCATCTTCATATACTCCATGTGTCTTAGTTGGGTGTCCATAGTTTTACTTCACCTGTATCTATATTGTATTCTCCATCACGTAATATACGTGCTAGTCTAGCATTCTCTAAGGCTACTTCTTCTGATAGTCCCTGATCTTTGAACGTATTGACAACAGTCTCCCACGTACAATTCCCCTCAAGAATTTTTTTAGCTTTAACAGAACCCACACTAGGACACCCTTTATAATTATCAGTGTTGTCCCCCACAAGTGTTTGATAATAGAACTGGTAGTCAGCTTCTTCTTCAGTAATCTGAACAACTTCTCCATCAATCCAATGCAGTGCAGGTATAGTGAGTAGGTCTTTATCTGCAGACCATATAATATTTCTTTCGCTTTTGCTACCAAGTATACCAAGTACGTCATCAGCTTCTAATCCTTTCCATATTTCAACGTTGTATTTTTCAATCATGTATTCTCTAGCCCATCCAAGTAGCATAGGCTTACGTACTTTCTTACGATTAAGTTTATAGTAAGGTGCTACATCTTTACGATAGTTAGTAGTATCTGTAAAAGCTATTAGATGAGTATCAACAGGTGCTTCCATGAGCTTGTTTATCTGATCATCTATTCTAATTTTAACTTCATCTTCATAACAATGTAAAGTCCATAATCCATCACCCCAGTTAATAGGTGTCTCTGCACTAGTAGCAGCTTTGTAAGCTACAATGTCTCCATCAATTAATAATCTTTTCATCAATTTTCTCCAGATTTAAATATACATCTACATGAGTAGGACAGTTAGGACAAGATAAGTTACTAACTATACCATCAAATTCATAACCATCTTCTATACTAATGTCATGGTCTCCTCCCCATATCAGTTCAGTATTACAGTGCCAACATTTCATGGTGTATGTCCTTTCAAATAGTTGTAAGCTCTTAGTACTTTATCTTTATCATCCTTAAACCCACCTAGTCCTGTGTTACAGTTACCACATAACCAACCTCTGAATGTGTTAGTATCATGGCAATGATCTAGTACCCACTTGCTTAACATAGGTTGACCATACTTACTTATCTCCTTCATGTCTCTCTCACATATAGGACAACAGTAATCATCAGGAGGTGGTTTGTTTTCTTTCCTTAATCGTTGGACTACTTTGTCCTGTCCACTTTTACAAGACCTACATTTTCTTTTTATCTCACCTGATACTAAGACTTGAAAGTTAGCAATAGGTTGCATGGTATCACAAACATTACAAGTCACTGCATCAATGCGTGTCTGCCCAGTTTCGTCCAAACTTGTAATCACTGTCAAGTTTGCATCTGAAGTTGAAGTGTTCTTCGACTCTGTGCATGCATGACTGAATAACTCTCCCTGTTTCATCTTCCTGCCCTTCTTTAACTATTAGTTGTACTTCATCATGTATGAATGCTACGATTTGTGCATCAAGTCCTTGCATCTTAATAGCATCAGCTATGAATACATACCAAGTCTTACACACCAGTGCACCTGCTGATTGTAACAAAGTATTAAGTGAAGCATGACTATGCCTGACAGGTATAACACGTCCATCTAATCCTTTGACCCAACCTCTTTCAGCTGCAGCTTCTGATACTGCATCCTTGAGATACTTGAGTGCAGGTAGTTTCTTCAAGAACTTCTTCTTAATAGCTCTACCTTCTTTAGCTCCCTTACCTATTATCTTACCTGTCTTCTCATCACCTGACCCATATAAGAATCCGTAGATAAAAGTCTTGGCATTGTTTCTAGTAGGTAGACCTGCTGCTTCTTGATTGATAGTGTGTATGTCACCGTTGACTACAGTGTTAGCATAAGAGCCATCATCATAAGCAGCCATGTAGTGAGCAAGACACCGTAGCTCAAGACCACTGGCATCAGCACCAAGAAGACTATACCCTATAGGAGCATGGAATAATGATCTGCATTCTTTACCATAAGGTGCACCTACACTAGGAACTTGGGCAACGTTGGGGTTGGAATGGGTACAACGAGAAGTAACAGCACCCATATGATTAACACGTCCATGCATTCTGCCATTCTTTTCTAGTTTTAACCAAGCCTGATTACCTGTAGCTAACTGACCTAACCTTTTATTAAGTAGTAGGTACTCGTTTAACATAGCAGCCTCTGGCATATCAATACCTGATAGTATAGACTCATCTACTTTAGGGTCACCACCATCAGTAAAGGCTTCAGGTTTCCAACCTCTCTTCATAAGTCTGTCTGCTATCTGCATACGAGAAGCAGGGTTGAATGGTATAGTCTTTGTCTTAGTCTTTAACTCTACGATAGTAGGCTCAAAGGTTTCAACTAATTCATTCTCAATCTCTGACTTACGTGCAGATAGTTTGTACCATAGTTCCTTACCTGCCTCAACATCAAAAGGAAAACCATACTCCTGTTGCTGTAGTAGTAGAGTATGTATCTCAGTCTCTAAGTCTAATGCCTGTTGACTAAAATTTTTCTCCATAATTTTATGATAAAGTTTGGCTGTGACTTGCGTGTCTTGTACACAGTACTGTAACATCTCCTTTGAGAAAGCTGCAAAGCTCTCACTGCCCACATTGAACTCACCTTTTAGTTCTCCTAATCTGTATCCCCATGCCTTAAGGCTATGACTACCCATAAGCTTTTGAGGAAAGTTATTCTTCTTACTCAGTGCAATGTCTATCTCTCTTACATCACACCATATAGTTCTTGAGTATACTAATGTATCTATTACCTTACCTGTATAATCAAAGTCATACAACTTCTTCAACACTCTTAAGTCATAGTCAATTATATTGTGACCAATGAGTGTGTCTGCTTTAGATAAGAACACAAGCCCTTGTTCTATTTCATGGGGTTCAAAGGTGTATACCTTTTCTGTATCCTTATCTCTACCTACTATGCACCATACACTAGTGACATCATCTAGTAAGTTGTCTGCTTCTATATCAAATATTAAATCCATATCTTCTCCTTGTGTCTCAGCACTAATTAAAATTCTACTTCATCTTCATCAGGGAATTGTACCTCATTCATTCTACCTGTCTCTGTGTTATATTCTAGTGAACAACTCAAGCCTGTCTCACCAGACCATCTGTTCTTAAGTACTCTAACCTGACTCACGTTAGGTTTGTCTTTGTCTTGTTGGTTACGTTCTAATCCTATCACCATATCAGACAGCTGACCTATTGCAGCACTACCTCTAAGCTGTGACATAGAAGTCTGTGCTCCATCCTCATGTCCCCTGTCACCTGAAGGTCTCTTAAGATGTGACACTAGTATCAAACCACAGTTGAGTTCTTCTACTAATGAACGTAACTTAGTCATGGTGTTATCAATGATACGTCTCTCATCTCCACCTTCTAAACCAGAGACAACAATACTAATGTGATCAAGTATAACATAATCAACTTGACAACCTCTGACTAGATACCTGATCTTAGATAGTAAGTTCTCAGAATCAGTAGAACCCCAGTGATCATACATGTATACCCTACCAGACCCAACTGTATTAATGAAGGCATGTCTTAGTTCTTCCACTGGTACATCATTTGATTGTAGATGTATTGGTTTGTTTAACTCAATAGACATCAGACCAAGTGAGGTACGTTTAACATTCTCTTCCAATGCTATGTAACCTATAGTCTGTCCTTGCATAATGAAGGAGTGTGCAAACTCTCTAGCTAGTTGTGACTTACCTATGCCACTACCTGCAGTGAGTGTTACAATCTCACCCTTACGACAACCACCTGTCTTATCTTGTATACCTACATAAGGATATGATACAGATTGTTTATCATCTTCAGCATTGATTAATTCCCAGACATCTATACCTGCTACAATACCATCAGGTCTGTAGGTCTTAGCTGCCCACACTGCATCAATAAGTTCAGCCTGTCTATCTGCTTGAAGCATGTCACTTGCATCCTTCAGTGGTAGCTTGGCTATCTTAGCTTTACTAGGTGGTAGTATACTGGCTACTTCCTTTGCAGCTTGTTGTCCACGTTCATCATTATCAAACATAATAACAATAGACTCATAGTTACACAACCACTCAAGAGATTTGGATACAGCTTTCTTAGCTGAGTCTACACCTAACGGAACACTGACAACTGACCACTTGTTGTCAAAGACTTGACTAACTGATAAGGCATCTATCTCTCCTTCAACAATGGTAATCATCTTACCACTATCACGACAGAGATGTTCACCATACAAACCTATCTTCTTCATGTTACCTAAAGCAAGGAAGTCTTTGTTAGGAAACCTAACCTTCTGTGCTTGGAGTGTGCCCTGTCTATCATAGTAGTTGGCAACTTGTACCTTCTTACCTTTGTAAATAGACACACCATACTGCCAGTGTTTTGCTGTCTTCTCAGTTATCTTCCTTGTGTTGAATGCCTGTACCTCAATAGGTAGGAAGGCAAAGTTACTCTTCTGTGTAGTCACTGCTATCACTCCTTCATTATCTTGTGCTATTGTTGATACTTGACAAGAGAAACAGTAGTGATGACCATCAGTATATAAAGCATTGGCATCACTACTGCCACAGTGAGGACACTCTTCGTGTCTTACAAACTCACTATCATCAGGCATCTCCCATTGACTCCTTTATATACTTTGACATGTAATCCAAACCTTCAATAATTTTTTTCAGTTTTTCGTCATCATATTTTTCAGGGTCACCTACTATGTCAATAGCCATATCATCATAATGTGCTGTGTGTTCTATCTCATCTGAGTCTAACCACACTGATACACTCAAGCCCTTCTCATTGAACTCAGCTTGTAAATCTACAGTTGACTTAAGTGTTTCTATTATATCTATAGCACTCATAACCACTCCTTTGGTATTGTTTCTTCTGCCCATATAAAACCATTACGGTCTGCCCATTCTTGACAGGTCATCTTAGAACCATCCTTCCTTTTCTTAGCTCCTTGTATAGTGGAGCTTGCCTTTTGAAATACAAATCGTATATCTAAGTCAGGGTACTGTGCCTTAACAGCCTTCATCTTACGTTGACTGTCTTGTCTGAAGTATCCTTTAAGCTCCACTATCATCTTGCCTATCTTTAGGTCAGGAACATAGTGACGTTCCACAAAGTATGCCAACTTCTCTGGCTCATACACATGTGGAATGTCACGTGCTACTAGGTCTGAGATAACCCTTGCCTCAAAAGTCCCCTTCGTCACTAGCTTTACCTTCTGTATCTGCATCATCAAAGACAGCAGAGTTATCTTTCTCTATTGCTTTGGCTACAAATCCTTCTTCCTCATCAAAGATAGAGTTAGCAGTACCATGCTCAACCAAGTCAATAACTTGTACAGCCTTGAGTCTAAGTGACACACCTACAGTCTTACTGCTTGGCATGTAGTAGGTAACAGGTTCAACAGCTATCTTAATAACTGAACCATTACCTATCAACTGTCCACCTGTCATTGGATTACGTTTAGCATCCACAACATTAACCTTTTGCTTGTAGGTCTGACCGTTCTTAGCTCTGATCTTAGCCTTGAGTTTACTCTTGAACACTACGTTACCTGTTGCATTACCATCTTGATCCATCTCTGGCTCAGTGATTGCACGTTTGGACAGGGTTGCCTTTGCTTGTGGCTTCTCCTTGACAACCTTGTTGTACTCCTCATCAATGAGTGCTTCAAGTTGTTCACAAACTTGGGCAGCATCTGCTTCAGGCATTACTACCTGTGTAGAATACTCCCCATCTTCGTTGAACCTTGTATCTGGTTCAAACACTTTTGCCCATAGGGACTTACCTTTTATTACTAGCATATAATTCTCCTTATTGCTATGTGTTTTGCCAACTGGCTAGGATGTAACTTTAGAAATCAGGCAAAGAAATAATCTGATTTCAATACGTTACGGATATCTAGGTTGCCCATACTTGGAGGCAGAGGTACATCCTCAGTACCTAGAGTCTTGATTGCATGTGTCCTTAGTTCATCAAGAACATCATGCTCTTCATACATACTAACAAACTCTTCACGTAAGATATTAGATAGCTGTGGCATCATGCTACTGTGTGTACCGTAGCTGTCGTGAACCATAGCAAAGTCTACTATCCCTACTTGAGTAGCCTTGTTAATAGTACGTGTCATAGCAGAGGCATCTAAACTATGGATGAAGTTAGGACTACTACCCAACCCTGTCCTCTGCTTATTGATCGTGTCTTCCTTATCTTTAGGAAAGGATAGAGATACTACATCACCGTTGATGTGTGTCTTGATTCTCTTCTGCTGTACCTCACTGTACTGTTGCATAACTACCCAACCTGTAGGTGTTACCCATTCCATGTGCCTGTTCATGCCAGAGTATACATCTCCTACACTCTTAACATAGTCCATCACCTTACGTGCTGATACAATCACACCACTAATGCTATCCCATATATGTCCTGCAAGGTAGTGTGTCACAGTGAACAAGTCATCCCCAAATATATTAGGTGCACCTTCCTTGATCTTATCTTTGATAGCATCTTCTATGTAGGTACGACAAGCATGCTTAGTACCAGAGTAAGGCACAATCATAACAGGTCTCTTAGCTAACTTCCTATCAATACCAAACTCTAAACACTTCCTACCTATCTCTGTATCCTCTGCTTGGATACGTTGTATAGCTTGGTTAGCTACCTGTGTATAGATGTCTTGAGGTAGATCAGAAGGTACTAGGTTAGTAGCTCTACCTCCTACCTCATCTCTTAGTATGGCAGACAGATGTTGCAATCCATTACAGCTACCATCAGCAGAGACAGGTAGCCTAGTGTGATAACCCCAACCCTGTTTAGCTAGGGCTGACATCTCATAGCACCAAGCTAGAAACTGAAAGGGTTTGTCTGCATCAAGCCATGCCTGATTGTCATAAGGATTATCTACTATCCTATGTGTCTCATCTACATAGTCCCATGCCCAAGCCTCACGTTTGTCTAACGTTATCTTGTCGTTACCATATAGGTTTGCACCATGTATACACAACCACCTTGCATCATCCCAGTTATTGATAGGCATAGAGTAACCAAATTCTAGTAGGCTCTTGCTCCAATCAGCTGACTGTGGTGACAGGAAGGTACTGCTTGCATACTTACGTGACCTGAAATCATTCTGCCACACGTAGTAGAACCTATCATACTTAGCAAACTGTTCTGCTATCTGGAGTGTGCGTTCAACTTGGATACGTTTACTCACACTACGATTATTGTTAGAGTAAATCTCAGCACGTTTACGTGACCAGATTCTAAACGTAGCTTTCTCTTCCTCGTTCATCTCACTTGGTTCTTTACTGAAGTGATAGTTAGGTAGAGGTATGTCTTCCCTTGCAGGTAGCTTACCCACCTCTTGTCCATTGTCCCACATGTGACGTATAACCTTGAGGATATTCTGATTAACTCTCCACTCTGTATGCTGTAATGCATTGAGACATGCATACTCAGCTGTTAAGTCTTGTTGAGCTAGTCTCTTTAAGTGTACATTTAAACTCATTACTTTCTCCTCACTATAGGTAGTTCATCTATCTGGTGTCCATGATATCCACCCCCTTTGATTGATGTCCAATCTTTAGGTGGTATAATACATGGTAGGTATCGTGGACGTGAGCCTTCCATATACTCATTGAATGCTGCAATCCATTCAAGTGTATCTTGGGTTGGTACAACATAGGTTGCACGTCTCTTACGTTCAGTCTGTTGTGTATCTAACTTGATGACACCTGTACTTTGTATGATAAGGTCAACTAACTTAAACCCTACATGTACACGTTCAGACTTGAGCCACTCAGTATTCTTGTAGCCATCCTTGTTCATCTTGTTAGTCAGACCAAACCTTCTAGCTCCATATGCTTTCTTCATAGCAAGCTTGATAGTATTAGTAGCTGTCTCTCCTTCACTGTGTATCCACTTGTCTAACCTATCTTGTATCTCTAGGTTTGAGCCTATGGTTCTAGCTACAAACAGTAAGGTATTCTTTCTGCTTATGCTATCCACTAATGTGACTAGTGCTAAGTATGCTACTTGCTCTGCATCCATGTCCTTTAAATTTTTCCAAGCAATATCTCGTGAGGTATTAGTAGGGTTGTTAATGAACTGTACTACTGAACCTGCTACTGCATGTACT